AAGAAGATGGCTTCTGGCGGCTCAGTATCTAGCCGTGCTGACGGCTGTGCCCAGCGTGGCAAGACTAACTGCAGGATTACCTAACTATGATGCCCTCTCGCGGTATGGGGGCCGTCAACCCCAAGAAGACGCCCCGTACAACTAAGAAGCGTGACGGGGATGAACCTGTCGCGCTGTACAAAGAGGGCGGCGAGGTAAAAGCTGCAGGTGGTGGTCTTTATGCCAATATCGCAGCGAAGAAAAAACGGATAGCCGCAGGTTCTGGCGAGCAAATGCGTAGCGCGGGTTCGTCAGGCGCTCCAAAGAAAACTGACTTTGCCAACGCAGCCAAGACAGCTATGAAAAGCGGTGGGCTGGCTAAACAAGCTGCTACTGCTATAGCCATGAAAGAAGCGGGCAAGAAGCCCAAGAAAATGGCTGCTGGTGGTGGGTTAAAAGAAGTGCCAGAAGCTAACACTGGCCTCTCCAAACTACCCACAGAAGTACGCAATAAGATGGGTTATATGAAAGAGGGCGGCGAAGCAAAATCTACAGTCAACGCTGCGGGTAACTACACCAAGCCCGAGCTACGCAAGCGTATCTTTAATGCTGTAAAGGCAGAAGCTACAGCGGGCACTGGCGCAGGACAGTGGAGTGCTAGAAAAGCGCAGATGGTAGCGCAGCGGTACAAAAAAGCAGGTGGGGGGTACAAAGATTGAAAGCGCCACAGCAATCCCTGAAGAATTGGGGCGACCAGAAGTGGCGTACCAAATCGGGGAAGCCTTCGTCTAAAACAGGCGAACGCTATTTGCCAGAAGCAGCTATCAAGTCTCTGTCCCCTGCTGAGTACGCAGCGACAACCAAAGCCAAACGTGCAGGTAAGGCGGCTGGTAAACAGTTCGTAGCGCAGCCGAAGGGTATCGCTAAGAAAACAGCAGGGTTCAGATAATGGCAACATCCGGTCAGACCATATTTAACCTTGACCTTACGGAACTGGTAGAAGAGGCGTTCGAGCGTTGTGGAGCAGAACTTCGTTCAGGCTACGATCTCAAGACTGCAAGGCGTAGTCTCAATCTTCTGTTTGCTGATTGGGCTAATCGCGGGATTAACCTATGGACTGTTGAGCAGGGTTCTATCGCTCTTGTACAAGGCACTGCGACATACAATCTCCCGTCTGACACGGTAGACCTGATGGAGCACGTTATTCGTACTAGTCCGGGGGTTGTCTCTACGCAATCGGACCTGTCCGTTAGCCGTATCTCCGTATCTACCTACGCTACAATCCCTAACAAGCTCAGTCAAGCTCGTCCGATCCAAATCTACATTGATCGCCTGACTCCCATCCCAACGGTCACTCTTTGGCCTGTGCCGAATCAGAGCAACTACTACACGTTGGTGTACTGGCGTTTGCGTAGGATTCAGGATGCTGGTGATGGTGTGAACACGATGGATGTGCCGTTCCGGTTCATCCCCTGCATGGTTGCTGGCTTGGCGTATTACTTGGCTGGAAAACTGCCGACTGGCATGGAACGGCTTCCGTTCCTCAAGTCTCAGTATGATGAGGCTTGGGACTTGGCTTCGTCTGAAGACCGAGAGAAGGCGGCGGTGCGCTTCGTACCACGGCAGATGTTCATAGGTTGATATGGGTAATAGGTACACCTCAGGCAAGAACTCGATTGCGGAGTGTGACCGATGTGGGCAGCGGTTTAAGTTGACTATCCTCAAGAAGGAAGTCATACGGACCAAGACGTACAACCTGCTCGTATGCCCAGAGTGCTGGGACCCGGATCACCCACAGTTGCTGTTGGGCATGTATCCGGTAGATGATCCTCAAGCCGTTCGTAACCCACGCCCAGACCAGAGTTACTATCAATCAGGTCTTACCTCTGACGGATCGTTGGGCGGGGGTAGCCGAGTGTTTCAATGGGGCTGGAATCCGATTGGTGGAGCCAGCAGTTTCGATACCTTGCTCACGCCAAACTACTTGGTAGCGCAAGGGATTGTTGGTACAGTCACGACAAAGCGGTAAAGAAGTCGGTCAGGCTGCTGTTTATGCCAAGCCACACACGATGGACGGCAAAACTCTTGGGCCTGATGACTACGGCATCAAGCGGGATATGCCTACTCGCAAGGACTGGACGCCTCTTGCTGGTGTTGCTATTGGCAACAACGATACCGTCAAGACTGATGGTATCAAGATTCGTGGTACTGGCGCGGCTATCAAAGGCTTGATGGCTAGGGGTCCGATGGCATGAACTATTCGGAGCTTGTAGCTGCGATCACCTCCTATACGGAGAATCAATTTGCCACTGTAGATATGGACACGTTCATATCACAGGCAGAGCAACGCATTTACAACACGATTCAGTTCCCATCACTCCGTCGCAACGTAACGGGAACGCTAACAGCAAACCAGAAGTACCTCGCTTGCCCCGATGATTTCTTGTCGGTGTACTCGATGGCTATCTTCCCGGCTGCTGGCGGTGCGTATACCTACTTGCTGGACAAGGACGTTAACTTCATCCGTGAAGCCTACCCTAACCCCACTTCGACGGGCCAGCCCAAGTACTACGCACTGTTCGGACCTAGCACCAACAGCAGCCCCATTGTGATCTTGAATGAGTTGACCTTCATCCTTGGTCCAACGCCAAATACGACCTACAACGTAGAACTGCATTACTTCTTCTACCCAGAGTCGATCACCACCGTTGCTAGCGGGCAGACATGGTTGGGAGACAACTTCGATACCGTTCTGTTGTACGGATCGCTTGTCGAGGCTTACACCTACATGAAGGGTGAGACTGACATGATGCAGTTGTACGAAGGCAAGTACAAGGAAGCTCTTACGCTTGCTAAACGTCTTGGCGATGGTCTGGAGCGTCAGGATGCTTATCGTTCTGGTCAGTATCGACAACCTGTGACTTGACATGGCACTAGCGCAAACAATGACAACCAGCTTCAAGGCTGAGTTGCCACAGGCAGTACACGATCTTTTGACCGACACGATCAAGATCGCTCTGTATACCGCATCTGCTACGTTGAACGCTGGCACTACGGTGTATACCGTTACTGATGAAGTTGTAGCGGCTGGCTATACAGCCGGGGGCGAGGTCCTTACTGGCGTGACTATCAACACCGCCGACGACATTGCCTACATCAGCTTCGCCAACCCCGCATGGACTGCTGCTCTTACAGCACGTGGTGCGCTGATCTACAACTCGACTGCGGCCAACAAGTCTATAGCGGTGCTTGACTTCGGTGCGGATAAGACTTCTTACACCGTATTTACCGTGCAGATGCCCGCCAATACATCTTCTACCGCAGTTCTCAGGATTGTCTAGGAGATCGTATGCCTATAGTTTGGCAAGACATTGATGTTGAGCAGTACATACCGTGGATCAATAATCTAGGGGCTGAGATTGAGTGGCTGAACAATGTCGGAGAAGTCATCCCGTGGCGAGCCGTTACTGCTTGGACAACGATCAACACTAATTCCTTTGTGCCAAGTGGCCCTGTTTAATCTGTGAGGTTTTATGGCCGTCCCCTACGTCTTTCAGTCCGCAACACAACCACTGCCGCTGGCGCAGTTGGATGTCAATTTCAACACCCCCATCACCGTTGGTAGTACAGACGTACAGCTAGGCGACACCATTGACACGCTTGTGGGGATGGTGGAGATTACCTCCGTTGAGTTTGTAGGCCACCTGACGGGCAACGTGACCGGAGACTTGACGGGTAACGCCGACACGGTTACGGATGGAGCCTATCTGTCCGCCGCTAACGTATTCACGGGGATCAACAACTTCTCCCTGAACCTGAACCTTGCTCAAGGTGTGGACCTCATAGGCTACGAGCCTACCGTGCTGTTCTTTGGTAAGACAGTGGACGGCACTTCCCCGATTCTGGATGGCGACATAGCAGGTAGCATCACATTTACTGGACTGACTTCAGGCGGTCCCGGCACTGCTGCCCGTATTTTTGCTACGGTAGACGGCACAGTTGCAGTTGGTACGGTTCCAGCGTCATTGTCCTTTGCCACCACCGACGCTGGCGGCATCCTCAATACCCATCAAATTATCTACCCCAACGGGACCACCAACTTCATTGGCGGTGTAAGCACCCCTAGCGTTGCGGTAACACAGGCTGCATCGGTCATTACAGTTGATTGCTCCCTCTCCAACGTGTTTGAGACTACGCTTACGGCGAGCGTTACTACCGTCACGTTTATCAACGCTTTTGATGGTCAGACGATCAACTGGTTCATAACCCAAGACGCTACTGGCGGCAGGACAATGGGCTGGGACGGCACAATAAAGTTTCCGGGTGGGGCCGTTAGTGGGGTGCTTAGTACTGCTGCGGATGCCGTAGACCTTGTGGTCTTGTCGTACCGCGACACTACTGGGTTCTGGTACGGCTCGGTCCTGCAAGACTTCTCTTCTAACGCGCCTATCCCACCTCCAGCAGAATCTTACTTTGTGACCTACGACCTAGCAATCAGCAACACAGTTGATGTCGAGTTTGTGGGAACTACTGCCGCCAGCATCGACTGGAACGACGGAACGATTGAAGCCTTTACTTCATCTGGGGTCAAATCTCATACCTATGTCGCCGTGTCTGGCACGGTTTCAGTTGCAATCTACGGTACGTGTGATGAGTTGATTCTTGTCGATGGATTTACCGCCATAACTTCTTGGGACGTTGGGCTTACGCCTATAGTGTATTTAAGTTCTGCCGATTTGGTAAGTGTGCCCGACTTTCTCCCTGCGGACATTACGTGGCTTAGGCTCACGGATTGCAGTACTTTTGATGATGGCAATGTTACTACGTGGAATACGAGCAACATTACTGACATGAGCGAGATGTTTGAAGCCTGTACGATTTTCAATCAGGATATTAGTGGTTGGGATACATCCGCAGTTGAGTACATGACCAATATGTTTAATGGCGCAGCGGCGTTCGATCAGCCTATTGGTATTTGGGATACGTCTTTTGTTGTTAATATGCAGAGTATGTTCATTGGGGCAACAGCCTTCAATCAGGACATCAGCTTGTGGAGTACAGGCGCTGTTCTTGACATGAGCGATATGTTTAATGGCGCAGTAGTCTTTAATCAGCCTATTGGTACGTGGAACGTATCCTCTGTTCAGACAATGGCGCGTATGTTCCAAGGTGCAACGGCGTTTAACGGGAATATTAGTGCTTGGAGTACGATTGTTGTTACTACTATGGAAGGTATGTTTTCCGGGGCAACTGCTTTCAATCAGCCTATTGGGACTTGGAATACAGGCACTGTCTCTGATATGCACGAGATGTTTATGGGCGCAACGGCTTTCAACGGAAATATTGCGGCTTGGAACACAGCCTCAGTTGGTACTATGCAGAGTATGTTCCAAGGTGCAACGGCATTTAATCAGAATATCAGCACGTGGGACACTTCGTTTGTCGGTACTATGCAGGGTATGTTTGCAAATGCAACGACGTTTAATCAGCCTATAGGCTCTTGGGTGACAACCGCCCTCACCAACATGGCTGGTACGTTCTTTGGGGCGGCTGCTTTCAACGGAAACATTGGTGCATGGGCTACAGGCGCTGTTACGAGTATGAACGGTACGTTCAATGGTGCATCAGCGTTTAACCAAGACATTAGCCTGTGGGATACCTCTGCTGTTCAGAATATGGCCTCTATGTTCCGAAACACATCAGCGTTTAACCAAGACATTAGCCCGTGGGATACCGCTCTTGTAACGACCATGGACAATATGTTCGAAAACGCAACGGTATTTGACCAAGACATTAGCACATGGGTTGTCACGCTTATCCCAACGCTGCCTACTGACTTCAACACTGGCGGCGTCCTGACTCCCGCCTTCTATCCAGTCTGGGGCGTTTGACCACCATGACGTTCGCTGCTCGGGTTTCTTGGAGTGGTCTTGACACGCCCCCATCTCCATCCCCATTGTCGCTGCCTTAGATGCAATTATTGACTGGGGCGATGGTACTTTTGTAACGGCTACGATCCCAAGTACGTACAACCATACGTATGCATCCACTGGGGTACGCATAGTATCGCTGGCGGGAACTTGTTCTGCTGTTGATACGCTGGGCCAGAATGAGTTGCAAGGCATAAACTTATGGGCCAATAATTTAGGTCTGTTGTTCCTGAACTTGTCTACCTACGGCGTCAATAATCTGTACGTCCCGGACAACTTGCCGTCTACGCTGCGTAGCGTCCGCATAGCGGGGTTCTTTAATGATGCATCTGTGTCTGGCTGGGATACAAGCAACCTGACGAATATGTCCTATATGTTTACGTCGGCTACTGGGTTTAACCAGCCTATTGGCTCTTGGAATACATCTGCTGTTACGACAATGCGGCAGATGTTTGGTAGCACAACTGCGTTCAATCAAAATATCAGTGCGTGGGACACTAGTAGTGTCACCACCATGCGGGATATGTTCGCTGGGGTCACTACCTTCAACCAGCCGCTGAACAGTTGGGACACGGGCAACGTAGACAATATGTTCGCCATGTTCTCTGGAGCATCAGCGTTCAATCAACCTCTGGACAACTGGAGTACAGGTGCTGTAACAGACATGGCGTTTATGTTTGACAACGCAGTTGTGTTTGACCAAGACATCAGCGGCTGGTGCGTCCCTCTGATCCTATCGGAGCCATCTCAGTTCAATGGTAGTGGTGTGCTTACTCCCGCCTACTTCCCAGTGTGGGGAACTTGTCCATTCCCATTTCCGCTCCCAATCACGTTGTATGGTGGGGGATATTACGCTTTTACTGGCCCAGCAAATATCCCGCTCCCAATCACGTTGTATGGCGGTGGGTATAACGCTTTTACGGGTTCAGCAAATATCCCACTCCCAATAACACTTAGTAGGTAACACTATGGCCGTGATTTTTCAAAAGAACATGAGGAATATGTTCATAAACGCAATGTGCAACACTGGGTTGGCTGGTGCTAACCCAGTCAACACGCCTCCAGCTTCTATTGATGTGGGGTTTACAATATACGGGGGTACGCAGCCCACGGCAGCAGATATAGTTGCAAACTGGCCCAGCTACTACAATACGTTTTTGCTGAATTTACCAACTGCCGCAACCGTATATCAGCCCAATGCAGGTGTAGTAGACCTTGGGGTTTCTTTGGTTAATACCGGATTGCCCACCGCGCAACCATCGAACGCAGCGGGGACCGCTGAATGGGCAATCATGTGGGGGGCGAACGGGTATGACCCCTTATTGTACCCAACTACAATACCAAACATTAAGTTTATAGTGGTCCCAGTTTCTAATATTGCAGGAACCGCACCACTGCGTTTGGCTAGTACCACTATTGCGGCAGCTACATCTTATACCATAGCAGACTTTTCGCTCACCTCCGCTGGTGGCATCGCTTAACCTAATAGGATAGCAACATGGCAATCGTAGAGCTTAGTCAAGGTTTAATGAACATGGTAGTGCCGCTGTTGTTTCAGCCGGGATTTCAAACAGGCGGAAGTGGATACAATAATTCCTCAAATAACGCCTATTTCCCGTTCTTCCCTTCCGCCCCCATTTATGGCAACTACTCTGGCATATACATTATGCAAGGGACCAAGCCCACTTCATTTGCGGGGCTTACTAGCTATAGCGTGGGGGCCGCAGATGTTTTAATTGGATTTGACGCAAATAGCACTTTTGGTTCGGCATCGTACACAAACAATAAATTTACGTTGAGTACGACAAACTATGCAGCTATTGCTTCCGGTACGGCAACATGGTTTTGGGCTATTGGCACACAACAAGCCAACCCCAACGTAGATACGACACCCATAACCCAGCAGTTTATTGGCACTGTGGGGCTCTCGGGTAGCGGGGCAGACCTCACCATCTCCGATATCAACATTATTACCGGGGAAGTCTATCGAATTGCCTCCCTCGTTATTACAGTGCCTCCTACCTACACGGTCTAAGGAATACAAATGTCCT